CAGAGCCGACGCGGTTAGCAGCGCCATCGGTAGCGGAAAGAGCCAAGGTCATTCCCACTTCGAAGTTCACGATATCTTCGATGTTAGCAAGGGTGATCGTGGGGGTACCAACTACAGAGGCAGCGCTGATTTGACCAAGCGAACCAGTTCCATTTCTGTATTCTGCACCGGCAAGGGAGCGAACGCAGGATTGGATAGCGCCGTCGATCTCAGTGGTAGCTGCACGCATGAATGCATCGCTATCGCCTTGAGAAGCTTCAAGCACTTCGTTCTGGATGTTAGCAAGCGAATAGTCACTTACGCGAGTAAGGGTAAACGCCTTGATTTGGGAGTTGGTTTTTTGAGCCAAAGCGTTCGAGAAAGTAGCCGAACGACCTTGGGGGTTTCCGTAGATGAGGGGCAGAGGCATATTCAAGCCGCCGAACTTCTCATCTTTGCGAATCATCGCATGGAGGGGGTTGTTTTTGTAAACCAGGTTTTTAACAGTGAAATCTACATAATGCTGCTTAAGGGCCGCAGCAAAAGTTGTCATATCTAGAGCCATGAGAACACCTCTTTGAAAGTAAAGTTTTTGGTAATAACGCGGTTATTGTGCTCGGCGTTTTAGAAACTTTAGCTTGAAAGAAGCTGATTGCTTCGGTGCTCTAAGAAAGGGCGGGAAAAGTGCGCAGGAATCCCGCCTGTGAAAATTATGAAGGAGCTTTGCGTTTAAATCAAGTCCACTTTAAAAGTCTTGCAGCTTCTCTCTTTGACTCTTCCAGACTTCTTACAGGATTGGTCGAGGGAGTGGGGATCGTAGACGCTTGCGTGTTAGTTAAGGTGGGAGCATTGACCCGTGCGGGAGGGGCGGCGGGCTCGGGTTGTTTTGGCTGAAGGCGGCTTTTGATCTTATTAAGCCCCATGTATTTCTCATCCACTTCCTTTTCGAAGTGCTTCTCAACCATCTCAACCGCGTCCTTTACGGGCAGAACACGTTTGTTTTTCTCGTAATGCTGCTCGATCACATTATAGATAAGCTCGGCGGGCTCCTCTAAAACCGAAACCAGTTCATAGACTTCTTTATTTTGGGTCAAAAAGTCTGAAATTTCTGACACGAAACTCTGTTTTTGGGCTTCATAAGCCTTACTTGCTGCAACCTTATCTGCCTCAGCCCTTTCAAGCTTTTCTCTTTCCAGGCGCTCTTCCAATTCCTGAACGCGCATCTCGGGGGGTTTCTTGCCATCATTCAAAGCAAGTTGAGTCAGCTTGTCAAAGGTTAGACCCTTCTTTTGAAGGTACTCTAAAGGGTTTTCCAGAAGGAGTTTCTGCTCATCCTTATAAGCCCGGTACTCGGCTTCCTGTTCTTTTACAGCCTGTTCCTTAGCCCGGATGCTCTGTTCTCTCCTAGAGAGGGCAGCGAACTTTGCGGCGAACTTGGGATCATCCTGCGGGGCGGGGGTTTCTACAACCGGTTCGGGAGCGGGAGCAACAGGCGCGGCGGCCTCTACGGGCGCGGCTTCGGGCGTTACAGGTGCGGGAGCGGCATCGGCTTGCTTTAAAAACATAGGTCTCCTTTATCGTGGTGCTTTAGTGCCCCATTTGGTCGGGACTTGAAAATCCAAAATCTGCAGTCTCACCCAGACACCGTTATGGTCGGCCCAGGCGATTTCTTTATTCTTGAGGAGCTGCGTTTTCTGCATCTCCGTTAGGTTCAAAAACTTATTGACCCATCTCTTTGGGTTTCCCGTGAAGGGTTCTTGCTTTACCCACTCATCCCGGTCTTTGGGAAAGGTTAGCGTGTAAGTTAGATAGTGAACTTCACCCTTTTGACTCATTTAGGCTCCTGCTGCGTTTGGAAGGATATCAGACACGGGAGGAGCTGCGGGAACGGCCTGGGGAGCGCCTTCCGGTGGCATCGGAGCGGGAGGAGGGGTAGCCAGACGACTTGCTTCCTCAATCCACTGTCTTAGTAGTTCAAGCCTATCATCGGGAACCATATCATTCTTCCCGCGAAGGTATGCCGACTGCATCATCTGAATCCCAAGCATAAGATTCTGGAAGGGCTCAGGGGACTGAAAATCCCCTCGCTCTAGCATCATCTCGATTTGGTTTTCGATATCCTCAATACCCGCGTTTGCAAGGCTCATGTATTGCTGAAGGTCGGGGTAATCGAGAAGCTTTAGGCCATTAGCTTTATCAATGAAGCCCGCTTGAATGAGTTCTTGAACATCGGACAATCTTCCCGCAGGAGTCTGAGACAAGAAAGAGGTGGGGAAAATCTGCATTACGTACTGATCTTCCTGAAGGTCAATGTCAGCCCACTTGATTTGCTCCATGAACTTCTTGCCCTTAACGGTCACGGCGAAGTCTTTGTCTTCCTCGTAAAGTTCTTTGGTTAAATCAATGATTTGTTTTGCGCAGTTGATATAGAAATCCTCATACGCCTGGCCCATAAGGATAAAGCGCTCTGACTCAATATCGTTATACTCACGAAGGGCTTTGCCGGAATCTAGTCCACTGGGCTTCTTAGACTGCGCGGAGAGTTGAGACACCCCGGCAATTTCAAAAGACTTCCTATAAAGGCTCTCAATCTGTTCCAGGATTTGGATAGATACAGGGTTAGGGGCGAAATAATCGGGCTTTACACCGGTATATTTCGTGATTCTCCCAAGCTCATTATTGATGTGAGCCGAGACAATCTTGCTTCCGTGCTCCACTAACCATGCGGGTGTGATGAGATGGAAAAGAGTTTGGGCGGTTCGAAGGAGTTTATTGATTTCGATTTGGATGCCGGTGAGCTGCTCGGCTAGTCCCTGACCCCAATACCCCAAAATCCTTTGATTGAAGCGAATCGTGGGGAATGGGAAGTAATTCTTCTTATACTGTTCGGAGAAAAGCGTAGCTCCCTCAATCACGATAGCGTGCTTTCCATCCGTTGCCTTTGAAGAGCTAGGAAGATGCCATGCCTCTAGGACGATGATCGAAGTAGACAGAGAAGAATGCTGAGCGGTCAAAGCAGTGGGACGTGGCGCTTCCATGATTTCAGTCTTGAATGAAGGATAAGCCTCAACCAATACTTCTCTAGGAATGAATTTTACCTGGTACTGACAACGAGGGTCGCCATACATGGCCTCGGAGTTATCTACTTTAAGCTCATCAATAAAGATTCGGTCGGCACAAATCTTCTTATTATCCCAATCGATGTAGAGTTTTACGGCCCCGGTTCCGAACACGGAAGAATCCTGAAAAGACCTTACGCCCTTCTTATACAGATCCAAGGCATCAAACTGCCCCTGAATATACTTATCCAGTAGCTTAGCCCGTTTCTGCATCGTCCAATCGCCACCCGAGGTCAGGAAGGTGGGCTTTGGTTTATTCTTTGCAATCTTCTGAGTAATGGTATCGCAGCAGCTTTGAACCACGTTCAATGTCACACGATCATACGGAGCGTTTATCGTTTGGTTCTGAGAGTACGTATGCGAACTAAGGCCGAGAACATTAAGATTGCCATAAAGACGAAGGTGTCTAAGGTTGTTTTGCTGCACGTATGCTTGGTTTTGATCGAGGTATCGAATGATGCCGAATAGTGTTTCGTGCAGTTTATCATTCGACTCTTTCCACCAATATGTTCTTAAAGCTTCATTCTGCATTTATGCCCCCGACGACCAAAACAGGACTTCTTCGTCTTGTTTCTTTTGTTCTTCTTCTGAAAGCTGCGCGGGACGATCAACCCTGATTTCATCGGGAGTCACCGGCTTACGTTTAAAATATTTTACAGGCTGAAACTCAACCTTGATTCCATCTATCTCAATGCTTTTGATGTTTTGCTTTCTCATCAATGAAAGGAAGGCGGAGAATTCTTTGCTTTGTTCTAGGATTTCAAGCCATCGATTACTTTGGGTTATGCTTTTGCTCATTGGGTTTTATGGTAAGGTTTGCCGGTTTTTTTGCAAGGCTAAACGGCTTCCCACCACTCCTTTTTGTTCTTATTGTTAAACTCGTTTTCTTGTTCTTCCAGGATTTTCTTCTCTTCTCGCTCGGCCCATTCTTTGGTTCCGTACTTCCATTTGTTTTCGATTCTTTCGGTAAGGATGGGGCGGCTCATGAGGCTATAGCGCAGCATATCATAGGGATCGTCACCGGTATTTATATCCCCCTCTTCCGCGTCTACTTTTAAAACGTCTTCGATTTTATCCGGGTTGTGGATCATGCGCGAAACACACTCGAAGGTAACCGCGCAGGTATCAAAGAAGAATAGCTTGGGTTTGTTATTGGGGCGGCCTTCCCACGCTAAGTAATTCCGAAGCTGAGATGCACCATTGATTCGGTCGATCACTGCGGGTTTCATGCGAATGCCGTGTTTTGAGAATTCTTCCGCGATAGTTGGGGGGTCGCCTTGGTCTTTGTTAATGGTAGAGCTTCGCTTAGCCCAGCAATCATGCCCCGCCACGATAGGGTAAAGCTTTTCGGTGTCCGGGAACTTGTTTAACTCCTCGGCAAACTGATCGACCCGCTTACCTGCTGCAATAAATTCCCTATACATGTACACGTTGCCGTCTTCGTCGGTAGCATACCAACCAAACGCTGCGGGGTGGCTAAAGCCATAGTCGTATCCCCCGAACCTGTTCCAGTGAGGAGGGATATCAAAGGGCTTGATAAGATGAATATCCCGGCGAAGCTCGGAGAAGTATTGCCCAGCCATTAGATCCCAATCACCGTAGCGATAGGCCCTTCGCAAGACTTCGCTCTTCTCCGCCTCAAGGCGGTAAACATACTCGGGGTCGTTATCAATCAGGGCTTTGTTATCGTCTACTAGGGATTGAATGAAGGCGTAATCATCGGGCCTTTCCCTTGAATCAAACTTTCGATCAATAAAGATTCGCTTGAGCCATTGGTGCCCGATGCCGCCGGGGTTTGCTGTGAGGTAAGTTCTCGGCTTTACTCCTGGGATGCTTGAGTGGTTGGAGCCCCGAAGCTTTGTAAACATTGATTCAGTCCACTGGCCAACCTCATCGATTGCCAAATCCTGAAACTCTCTTCCTTGGTAATTGTCTAAGTCCTTTTCGTTTCTTGCATAACAGAATTCAAGGGTGGAACCATTTGGAAGGGTCAGGATCTTTTTACTCTCGTTGTAATACTGGCTTAGCTGAGGGAATAGACTAAGCATCGGTCTAATGTGGTTACCGTAAAGCTCTGGATAGGTTTTCCTAAAGATGGCTCCAGCGGTTTTGGAATATTTAAACCGCCTAAGCAGCATGATTGACCTTAGACCGTGAGACTTCCCTCCCCCTTTTGCGCCACCGAATAGTGTCACGGGAGTTTTTTCTATCTCATCACAAAACAACCTTT